TCAGCCTAGCAAACATATTGAGGAAGGTCTTAAGATCTTTAAACAATTTCAAGACTTATATAGTAACCATGAAGATGGTGATGTCACTGTGTCTCTGACCGTTGAAGACTATTCTGTTAACTTGTAAAGGGGATTAAGTATGCTGTATTTAATAACACAGGACAGGCAAAGCATAGGCTTTAAAAGGGGACAGAAGCACATCATCCCCAAGTATACCCAGCATAAGCACCTTAAAAAGGCAGGTGCTGAGCTGATTAAACTAGATAACACAAAAGATTATAGCGTTAACTTTGTTTACTACGACAACGCAGAGCGTGAACTGTTGGGGATCTTCAGGCTAGATGAAAAGAATAACCTAGTTAAGCTACCTAACATGAAAAAGATTCACTTGACCGAAAAAGAAAACACATTAAACTAACTTCCGAAAGCTTCTAAAAACAATCTTATAAAGGATATCAAAGAAATGATTATACACTTGAATAAAAACAACATACACCTAGAAAACCTAGGCCCTTTGAACCTACCTACTGTAAGTGAATCACCCTTAATGTATGTTAAACCAGATGGTGATTTGTATAAAGATCCTGTACGTAGAGTGTTAATTAATAACGATACAGGTGCTGTGATTAATGTTGTTAAGAAATCATACAGCTATGAGAATGCACAGTACAGTGATGGCGAACGTACAGTACAGCGGATTTTGTTAGACTCAGGCATCAATCTTCAAGGTGTCTCGCGTACTGTTCAGACCTCACACAACGGTGCTAAGGCAGCTATTGTCTATACCTTACCTCAGTATGTAGTTGATCTAGGAAATGGTGACGAGACACAGTTCCAGATAGCTCACTACAATTCTTTTGACGGCTCTTGGTGCTTTACAGTAGAGGTAGGGGCTGTTCGTATGCTGTGTACTAATGGTCAGGTAGCTATCGATGGCTTCTCAATGTACAAGTCCAAGCACACACCCTCACTGTCAGCAGATCATGCTGCTCGTAAAGTTACACAGGCTTTGAAAACTTTTGAGGCTGAAGGTGAGCGTTGGAAGAGGTGGCGTCAGCACAGCATCACTGATGTCCAAGCTTTTAGAATCTTTGCAGAGGCAGCGGGTTGTAAGGCGGCCTTGATCGGCTCAGCGTCTAGTGTCTATGAGCTTATGATGATGAAGGATGTCTACATGAACCGTAACTTAATGTACATGTGGAACCAGTACGTAAAGAATGAGCAACCATTGCTAGGGTCTACTGAGTGGGCTGCTTACAATGCCATGACTCACTGGTCAACACATGCACCAGCAGGTAGAAAGACAGACAACATTCTAGATGTTAAGGTACGACGACAGTCCCTTGTAAGGACAGCAGCCGCCCATAAACTAGCAGCGTGAGGTGAGAAGACATGATAAAGATATTGATTGGTAATATTAAGAGAGAAGTATATAGTATATACATTGATCTTAAAGATATATTATATAGTGGTCGTATCAGTATAGTAATGACATTACTAGCTTTTATTTTAGGAATTATAGTATCTGAAACTTATGGAAGTATAATGGGAGTATAGACCATGATAATTAAAGTGCGCCAAGAAAATAAACTTAGAGGTGACAGCATGAATAACTCTGATATTTTAGATCAAGTATCATTATACAATGACAGCGAAGAGGTTGCTGCGGGTGTAGGTAAGCACGATACCTACTGGGGCGATGAAGGGGAGCTTCACATACTAGGACTATGGAAGGTTGCCCTTGAGCTTGCAAAAGAAGTTAAGATGCTAAGAGATGAGCTTGCTGAGCATGGGAGATGGGAATGAGTGACATGCAGGCTAGACTAATCAACAGTATGGGAGGTGATCTTACTGTAGTTAATGCAGCGAGGGTTAGCTTCAACAGCCACAGCAAGGAGTTAAATAGAAAGGATGAGCGATTGATTTCTTTTCTAGCTAAGCATGGACACTGGTCGCCCTTTGCTCATGTCATCCTACAGTTTAGAATGAAGGCACCTATCTTCTGTGCTCGACAGTTGGTTAAGCATCAGGTGGGCTTAACGTGGAATGAAATCAGTAGGCGATATGTCGATACAGATATTGAATTCTATGAGCCAAAGATCTGGCGGAAGGCTGCTGATAATGTGAAGCAGGGTAGCAGTGACGAATCAAGCGGTTGGGAACGTTGGGGTTCGAGGATAGAAAAAAGTATGAACTCCACACAGTTGGCCTTAGCTGAGTACGAAGACGCTATAGCTTCGGGTGTCTGTATGGAGCAAGCTCGTATGCTTCTGCCACAGTCGATGATGACAGAGTGGTACTGGACAGGTAGCCTTGTAGCCTTCGCCCGTATTGTTAAGCAAAGGACACATAGTACAGCCCAGCTTGAAACACAAGAGGTTGCCTTGTTAATTAAGAAAGCTTTAGATGAGAAAGAAACAATCACACATTCTTGGAGAGCGTTATGTCTATAAGCAATAATATTTTTATACATGATACCAAAACAATAAAGATTCTTAAGTGTGTTGAAGGAGTAGATGGTTCTAATCATAATAGCTGGGACATTACTATCACTGATAAAGATGGTGAGACTCTGAAGGTGTTTTGTTTTGGAGATGACTTTAAACTTATACAGGACAACACAGTAGATGAGTAAGATCATAGAAGATGTGATAGAAAAGATACAGCTTACTGATAAGATACGAATACTTGAAGCAAGGTTAAGTGTCTTACAGCAATCAGCAGTTAGAGATGAGCCTGCACTATGGGGTAAGTTTTTTAAGGAAGATCCTTTAGACAGCTTCCCTGTTGTAAAAAGAAACTAAGTCTGTTATAATATAGGCTGGTCTAAATAAAAGGATGGTGATTTAATGGAAGATCTTATCGAAGACTCTTGGGCTTATGCTTTTGCTATGAGCTTAGGTACAAAACAACCTAACGAAAAGATCAAGGCACGTTTCATAGTCTTTGCAAAAGACAGACTATCTTTGACTGCTACAGGAGATGATGTTATAAATATTATTCCTGATTTTATAAACTATCTAGGAGAGTGGTGATGTATGTTGAAACAACAAAGTCAGAGCTGACTAGGTTTAAGAATACATATGAAGGTGATATGTATAGAGACAAGGTGACTATGCAAGTTACCTTTTTATCAGATGATAAGGTAGCCATATCATTTGGTGAGTTTACTAATGGCTATGAAAAGTTTTTAAAAACTAATTAGGAGAAGTATCTAATGAAAATGATTGATGGTATCCCAGAAGTTATCGAAGGTGTTGCATACTACGCTCATGTCGATGCACCTGTAGCTGACTATAATGAGTCACAGATGCCCGGCACTGGTAAGTTTGGGTGGGAAGTTAATGTAGCTGTAAGTGATGAGGTCTTCTTGAAGTTTAAACAAGCAGGGTTCAATGCTGGACTACATGAAGCAGGCTCACGTAAGTATACCCCTGATCCTGTTATTACTTTCTACAAGTGGGCTTCTAACTATAACGGTACAGAAAACACTGCGCCTATTGTTGTTGATACAGATAAGCAACGAGTGGATTACAAGATTGGTAATGGTTCACGGGTTGCGGTTCAATGGGCAACATTAAACTACGGCAAGATCAAGAAGATCAAACGCCCAAGCATCCACGCCTTGCAGGTTCTTGAACTTGTAGAGCATGGCGATGGCAACACACCTTTCACTGAAGACAGGATGGCATTTTAAATATGAGTAACTTTACATATAAAACAGAAGAAGGTTTGTATGACGTTGAGCTATTGAACGACGAAGCTAAGCTAACTTATAACTATTTGGTTGAGGTTCAGCAAGAGCTTGACTCATTAGCAAAGCGTTCTAATGTACTATTAGCTGCTAAACAAACCTTTATTGCAGCTATGAACAACAACCTAGACGAAGGGGCTTTAGTAACCGAAGAGGATTAAAGACCATGGCATTTGCTAAAACGCATCAACCATGTCCTTTATGTTCCAGCAGTGACGCACTCTCTATCAATATTGATGGGAGTGCGGTTTGCTTTTCCTGCAAGGGATACATAAAGAAACACACAGAAGATAATTCAACCAGAGATAATATGATGATATCTAATACTCAAAGAGCTTTAGAACCAGAGAAGTTTGCAAGTGAAGGACAGTTTGCTGCCTTAACAGACAGACAAATATCATTAGAAACAGCTAAGAAGTACGGCGTTAAAGTAACACACGACAGTGCTGGAGATGTCTTTAAACATATCTATCCCTACTACGGAGAGAATGATGTCATTGCCTACAAGACTAGGTTCGTAGGTAACAAGGACTTTAGATGGCAGGGTATATCAACACAGGCTAAGCTATTCGGAGAGCATCTCTTCAGACAAGGCGGTAAGTTTGTAACCTTAGTCGAAGGAGAGTGTGATGCTATGGCAGCTTATGAGTTGCTCGGATCACAGTGGCCTGTAGTGTCAGTGAAGAACGGTGCTGGTGGTGCAGAGCGGGATGTAAGGGATAACCTAGAGTTCTTAGAAAGCTTTGATCAGGTGGTCATTGCCTTTGATATGGACACTGTAGGTAAGGAAGCAGCGAGGCACGTAGCTAGGCTATTGAAGCCGGGTAAGGCAAAGATATTGACATTCCCTGAAGGTTTCAAGGATGCCAATGATCTATTAAAAGCTAACGGGCATAAGCGTTTTGTACAATGTTGGTGGGATGCAAAGACATACACACCTTCAGGAGTTCTAAGTGTCTCAGAGAACAGAGAGAAGTATAAGAACAGAGAGAAGAAGGTATCTTATCCATTCCCGTGGAAAGGTTTGAACGAGAAGCTGGAAGGTATAAGACAAGGTGAACTCATTACCTTAACAGGTGGTACAGGGCTAGGTAAATCCAGTGTTACACGTGAGCTAGAGCATTGGCTTATTAAAACTACTGACCATAATGTAGGTGTCATCGCCTTAGAAGAAACCTTCAACAGAACAGTTGATGGTATCCTATCTATTGAGGCTAATGCCAAACTACATATCGATAGAATAAGAGATTCTTTTACTGAGGATGAGCTAGATAATTTCTTTGATATAATGTATGACAAGGATAACTTCAACCGTGTTTGGATTCATGCACACTTCGGAGCCAATGACATCGAAGCTATCTTTAGTAAGCTACGGTTTATGATTATAGGTTGCGACTGTAAGTGGGTAGTGATTGATCACCTGCATATGCTTGTGTCTACATCAGCTGAAGGTGACGAGAGGCGTACTATTGACGCTATCATGCACCGCTTAAGAACCCTTGTAGAAGAAACAGGGGCTGGTATTATTCTTGTGTCGCACCTTCGTCGAATAGATGGTAACAAAGGACATGAGAATGGCATCGAGACAGGGTTGAATCACTTGCGAGGATCTCAAAGCATCGCCCAGTTATCCGACTGTGTTATTTCACTAGAGAGAAACCAGCAGTCTGATGATCCCATTGAAGCTTCTACTACCCGTGTCCGTGTACTGAAGTCTAGATACACTGGCGATGTTGGTATAGCTACACACTTGAAGTTCGACGATGATACTGGTAGGCTACAGGAGATGGACATGAGTGACATACAGGTATCTAAAGAAGATGACTTAGTATCATTGGGGTTTGAATGAAATGACAAGACTTGTTTTTGATGTCGAGACTGACGGTTTAGATGCTACAAAGATATGGTGTATTGTAGCGCAGGATGTAGATACTAAAACCATCTACACCTATGGGCCTAATCAGTTAGAAGAAGGATGTGATCTGCTTGAGAGTGCAGATGATTTAGTCGGTCATAACATTATAGGTTTTGATATCCCTGTTATTCAACGGCTAATGAATAGACCTGACTTCAGCAAAGATAAAAATATAATAGATACCTTAGTACTGTCTAGGTTGTTTAACCCAACCCGTGATGGTGGTCATGGTCTTTCTCGTTGGGGACAGTTATTAAACTTTCCTAAGATTGCTTTCAAAGAGTTTGATGCTTACAGTAATGAGATGCTTACTTATTGTATACGAGATGTGGAGCTGAACACTGCTGCATATTTTAAACTCAGAGAAGAGAGTCGTGGCTTCTCACTTGAATCAATTAAACTTGAGCAAGACATAGCATTTATCATGAAGACACAGGAAGAGCATGGCTTCTACTTTGATTTTAAAAAGGCAGAGCTTCTTCTTGCTGAGATACGAGAAAGGATGCAGGTAGTAGAGCAAGAGGTCACTAATGTATTTCACCCTAAGATAACCAAACTAAAACTGTTCCCTCGTTATACCAAGTCTAGTAGCATTTCAAAGATTGCAGAAGATTCTGAGGGTAAGGGTGTAAGGTTAACGGAGGAAGAGTACGCCTTGTTCCACGAAAAGAATCATGCTTATCCTTTAAGTATTACAAGGACAACATCGATTGAGCTTAATCTTGGATCGAGGTTACAGATTGGTGAGTACTTACAAGACTTCGGCTGGAAGCCCACTGAGTTTACTGTTAATGATAGACCAGTAGTTAACGAGAAAACACTGAGTCAGATAAAAGGTATACCAGAGGCTGAGCTTATCAAAGAATTCTTTCTGCTTCAAAAGAGAGAAGGTCAGATAAAGTCTTGGCTAAAGTTCCTTGGCGATGACAATAGAGTACACGGGTTTGTTATAGCGAATGGAACTATCACAGGACGTATGTCACATCTAAGTCCCAACATGGCACAGGTTCCTAATGCTGGTTCAAAGTATGGAGAAGAATGTAGATCATGCTGGACTGTACCCAAAGGATATAAATTAGTAGGTATAGATGCCAGTGGCTTAGAGTTAAGGATGCTGGCTCACTACATGGACGACAAGGAGTACACAAATGAAATCATTAACGGCGACATACATACCACTAATCAAAAACTTGCAGGACTTGAATCAAGAAATCAGGCTAAGACTTTCATCTATGCACTCTTATACGGAGCAGGAGATGCTAAGCTTGGAAGCGTGGCTGGAGGAGGTGCAAAAACTGGAGCAGACCTTAGAAAATCATTCTTTGATAATCTCCCATCATTTGCACATCTTAAAGATAAAGTTAGCAGAGCAGCATCAAAAGGTCATTTAAAAAGTTTAGATGGTCGTAAGATTTATATT